CGATTAGTGACGCATCGGCGTATAATCTAACGTTGACAGATACTTCAAAATATAGTGTGGCATTATCCGACACAACAAATTACAGCGTTGATCTTTACGACGACAGTTACGACGAAGATTTCTTTGACCATCTGGCAATTCTGATATGCGAAGATGGTGTTTATCTGATTGTGGAGTAATATTATGACAGCAACAAAATTATCTGCAAGACCAGCAGTTACAACTACCGTAGACACTGACTTATTTTATGTCGTCCATTCCGTCGGCGAAAAGATCACCAAAGCGAATTTAGTAGCAACCGCTACCAATCCTGGCTTCGTGGAATTGGCGACTACCGCCGAGACTCAGGCGGGGACGGATACCACACGGGCGGTGACACCGGCGGGGCTGGCTTTGGCAATTTGCAGTGTCAAAGCCTATGGTGCTAAAGGCGATGGATTGACGGATGATACAGTGGCAGTTCAGGCGGCCATCACTGCCATTGGAGCGACCACGGGGGGATTGATTTATTTTCCTGCTGGCGAATATTTGATATCGACAACTTTATCAATGCAAAATTTGAGAAGTATCAAATTACAAGGCCACGCGCTTGGTAGCCAATATGCGCCTACATCGAAACTGCGTTGGACTGGTGCGGGTGGTGGTACTTTATTGAATATGAACGGCACGGATAGTTGTGTATTGGAGGACATCGGTTTCTTTGGCGACAATGCCGCGGCGATGACCAACAATACACAAATCGGAATATCTGCCCTCGGAAATCCGACTTATTTAGCCAGCGCATATATCCATTTGATAAGATGTTATTTCCAGAATTTTGGGATTTGTGTCAATCTTGGCACAACTACTGACTCGGTTGACCCTTGGTTTTTCGATAATTGTGCATTTTATTATGGATCAACAAGCACGGGTGTAAAGATAAACTCATCGAACTGTACCAGGATTGTATTCAACTCCTGCACATTCAATAGTACACCCACGGGCACGACATCCAAGGGAATACATTGTGTCAATGGTGGATTTAAGATGCTCAATTGTTTGACACAAGGCAATAAATATGGGGTTTATCAGGAAGCCGCAACTGTACCCTGCGAAATATTAAATCATCACAGTGAAGTTGAGGGAACTGGTTATTATTCGGTTATTGGCGGAAACCATCATAAATACTGGCCTATCAAGATAAGTGGCTATTTCAACTATAACTCAACCGATTATCTTTTCTACTTTGGAAATTCATTATTCCAGTATGATGTTGATTCGGTAGTCTCCGTGGCTACCTATGAGGATATTATCGTTTCCGTGGGATGTGAAGAGGTCTGGCTGTGGAATCTGGCCTTCAATGGTGCAATCAAAGACACGGGCGGTACTACGGTTACGGTCAACGGTTGGTATGGTTACATGACGGCCAAGAGAAATGCCCATTTTCTTGATAAGGTGTTGACCACGGCTGGATTGGGCGTTGGAAACAGTGCGGCGGCCACCACGTTAGGCAGTGTTGTCAAAAAGATTGAGGTATTCGATGCGGCGGGTGCGAGTTTGGGCTATCTGCCGGTTTACAATGCCATAACATAAGGTGACTTATGGCTAATACTTACGATATAGGCGATTTGGTGACGATGAGCGCCGTGTTCAAGGTGGGCGCGACCGAGACCGACCCAACCACGATCACGCATAAGATAAAGGTGCCAGCAGGAACCATCACGACTACCACCTGGGCGGCATCTCCCCTGGTATTGGTGCGCGATTCGCAGGGGAACTATCATCTTGACTTCTCGGTTACCGCGGTTACCGCGGCAGGGACATACCATTACTCATTCATTGGCACTGGTACGGTCCAGGCGGCAGAGGAAGCGTCATTCGAGGTGAGAAAGAGCGCGTTCTAGGGAAAGGGTAGGATATGGCAACTTTGATAAAGTGGAGGAAAGGTATAGATGTCGATATTGGCGACCTTGAGCATGAATTTTTATTCAATGGTGTTCGAGCTATTGGCGATATAGACGGCAGGCGATTTATCCAATTAATTTGCCTTGATAAAGAAAAATTGGATGATCCCCATTTTGATCTTGAGGGATATGTGCGTTCAATTGTCAAAAACACGAAGGCGGAAGATATAACAATTACTGCAAATTATGTCTGTGATTGATATAATGTTGTAAGATTAGTCAAACTATGTTATAATTCATCTAATTGAATACTTGCTTGCCGCGCAGTATATGCCAGGGCTGGTAGCATCCAGCGGCTAAAAGGCGGGGCAGGCGAAAACGCAAGAAACCGAGCATGGCGGCGTTCTGTCGGAGAGATCCGGCGGGACGCCGCTTTTTTATTTATCCACTGGAGGCATTATGCCAACACCAGAATCGGGTGAGAAGCAGGACGACTATATCAGTCGATGTATTCCAATCGTAATTCACGAAGGCACGGCCAAAGACCCAAGCCAGGCCGCGGCAATTTGCCATTCTATGTGGGACAAACACCAAGAAGGAAAGGCGGTATGGCTTGAGTTGGAAGAAGTACGAAAGATATGCCCAACCTGCGCCGAGAAGATGGAACAGAAGGGCTGGACAAAACTCAATGTGGCCTTATTGGAAATGCCCGAATTCCGTGAGGCGCTGATGGGCGAGATTGATGCCAAGCATGATTATCACTCCGCCAAGATGGAGCGATGCTTGGGACATCTTCGAGACCAGGGCTTTGAGGAAGGCTCAGCCCATGCAATTTGCTATGCCACTTTGGGAGATGAGGCCAACACCAAGGCGCTCGAAGAGAAGGTAGGCGCTCGTCACAACGCCAAGGATCAGCAAGCCTTGCAGGAAATACACGATGCCGCCATTACCTTGGGGGCCAATTGCCCGAAATCTGATGCAATCACGGAGATCCCGATCCTGGGCAAGAACTGCCTCAAGGCAATTGGAGAAACCGATGATGAACTCCGCGTCGGCAACTATATCGCCCTTTATGGCGGACGCGACCTCGAAGGCATTGCCAGCGAGTATATCAATGGTGATGGAAGTAGGGGGACATACTTTACCCCAGAAACCGAATTTACCAGTACATATACCAAGACAGGGCGGCTATACGTCGATTGGGAGCATGGCATGGGTCAGGAAGTGGATAAGACCAAAGCCGCTCCCGATGAAGACGAGATGTTGGGCTATGTAGATTGGCCTACTGCCAAATCAAATGATCTTGGATTATGGGTCGAGCGCGTACTATATCGGCGCAATCAATATATGCAATATCTTGAACCGCTCATTAAACAGGGATTAATTGGTACTTCCACACGAGCGGTTAGACGTAATGTGAAAATCGAGCCAGATGGGAAAATCACACGCTGGCCGATAAAGTCGGACACATTGACGGTGACGCCAATGGAGCCGCGCATGATGACAGAGAACATCGTCCGGGCGCTCAAAGCCCTGGGCGTTGAACTTCCGCAAGCGCCAGAAGGCGAACCAGAGGCCGGTGGTGATCCGGCGGCAAGCAAAGGCAGCGAAGCGGCAATCCAAAGTAATACAGAAAACACGGAGATAACGAAAATGGAAATCACTCCAGAAATCCAAACAATGATAGACGCCGCTTCTAAAAAAGCTGCCGATGAGGCGGTGAAGTCTATGGTCGCCACTCTACCCGCAACTAATACGGGCGGGGTCCAGGTGATTAAAGACGAAAGCGATCAGGACTTTGAATCAGAGGGCAAGTTTCTTATCGCAGTCAAAAACGCCGCATTAGGGCGCGGATACGACAAGAGACTTAATGGCAGAAAAGCCCCAACTGGAATGTCCGAGGGTGTTCCCTCCGACGGCGGATATTTGCTGCAACAACAATATGCTGCGGGTCTACTTCAGCGAATGTACAACGTCGGGAATATCCTATCCCGCATTTCAACCGATCCCATTGGACCGAACAGCAACTCGATGGCTTACAACGGACTCGACGAGACTGCGCGTACCGCTGGATATGCTTATGGCGGTATTCGAGCCTATTGGGTCGCCGAAGGGGCCACGATCACGGCCTCCAAGCCAAAGTTCCGCCAGGTTGAGCTCAAGCTAAAAAAGATCGCAGCTCTATGCCATGCGACCGATGAACAGCTTGAAGATTCCACAAACCTGGAAGCTTGGCTCACTCGCACGGTTCCAGAAGCATTGCGTTTTCAGGTTGAAGACGCAGTTTACGAGGGCAACGGGGTTGGCAAGCCCCTTGGCATTATGTCCTCAGGCTGTCTCATCTCGGTTTACCGCGAAGAGCTGGTCAAGATCCATGCGTCCGATATCGTCAATATGTGGGCGCGCCGGTGGGCTGGCGTGAACGATTACGTCTGGCTCATCAACCAGGATGCGGTCGGCGAACTCTTGCAGTGCGTGCTGGGTACTTACTTCCCGGTGTATCTGCCTGCGGGTGGGTTATCCGCTGCGCCGTATGCCACGATCCTGGGCAAGCCGGTATTCGAGATCGAATACGCGGCAACCCTAGGCACGACCGGCGACATAATGCTGGCTTCTCTGAGCCAGTACCAGGCAATCGACAAGGGCGGCGTGAAAGCTGCCAGGTCTCTTGAGTTGGACTTCCTTACGGATGAAACGGCCTTCCGCTTCACATACCGTATCGATGGCGAGCCACTTTGGGATACGACTTTGACCCCACTGCACGGCTCCAATACTCAGTCACCCTTTGTCGTTCTTTGCACTTGCTCCAGCTCATAACGAGGTGAAAAAATGGCTACTCATTACGTTCAAGACGAAGACATCATCAACCTGTTAGGTCCGGTTGATATTGTAGCGACCGAAACGGATTCTAATTGGATGGATCTGAGTAACGCCCACGATGCCAGTTTCTTGGTTTACTTCGGCGTTATCAGTTCTTCGAGTACTACCGATACCGGTAAGGTTTACGTGGAAGCCTCCAGCGTGAGCGTCTCTGGGGCAGAGACTCAAGTGCCTTTCAGCTATCGGCTATCCGGTGCTGCGGGCACAAACACCTGGGGCTCTATCACGGCTGTATCTGCCGATGTCGGTGCACCACTGGCACTTGGCAGTGATGGGATGTGCATGCATATCCAGATCGACCCATCGGTCATCGATGCTTTATCCACCACGGTTCTAAAACGATGGGTGCGTGTCGCTCTCACTCCTGAGGCGCAGTACGATCATACCAATGTCTGTGTACTTGGTGTTACTCGGCCGCGCTTCAAGGGAAATACGATGGTTGATATTTCTTCATAATATCCGCGGCATGGGGGGAGGGTGGTCCTCCTTTCCTCCCCACCTTCCCCCCAGCAGAAAGGAATATTTGCATGGCTATCATGTCAGGAATGCATCCTTGGGTTACTGAATTATGTAAAGCTCTTGGAGAAGTTCCGGGGTTGTGCCGTAGCATTACTATCCACTGCGATGTAGATAGCGCGGTAACAGCCACAATCGAGAAATACGTGGATAGCACAAGCGATGTATTGGAAGTTATCCAAAAAGTAGTTTGGGTTGAGAATAACTTCCATAAGCAAAGTGAATGAAAAAGTTAGCTATCGTAGGATCGCATCCAGATACAAGGGGTATGGCCCCATACGATGACCCGAATTATGAGATTTGGGTTCTGAATGAGGCTCCCCAGGCGGACTGGTGCAGACGGTGGGATAAATCCTTCCAAATGCACCTGCCCAAACTCTATCGAAGCCTTGAGAACTTCGCCAAGAAAGACCACTGGGAATGGTTGCAGCAGAAACGAGACAAGCCGATTTACATGCAGAAGGTTGACCCCTTAGTGCCTGACAGCGTGGAATATCCGCTTGAATCGATCAAGATATGGAACCCGCGTGCACAGTTGACCTCCTCACCTGCGATGGCGCTGGCACTCGGTATTTACCTTGGCTACGACCCTATCGAGACCTGGGGCATCACGATCATCAGCAATACCGAATATACCTACCAGGCTCCAGGGTGGCGCTATTGGGTCGGCTTCGCGGATGGCTACGGCGTGAAACTAATCCTTCATTCCGGCAATGAGATGTTCGACTGCAAACTATACGGCTATGAGGGTATCCCTTATATCGATCCCGCCTACTTCAAAGAACGAATGGTGAAGTTGGATGCGGAATGGACTAAGTATAACTATGAACTGAAGAAGATCAAGAACCATATTGACGCCGCCATGATCGCAAACAAGCCCGATGATGTTGCAGAACTGATTACCAAATGCCAGGATACCGCGCTTGCGTGCGGGGAATGCGCGGGCGCGCTGAGCGAGGCTGAGAAGTTTGCCAACCGCAAAGACCCAACCCATCGCCAGGAGTTCGAGCGCACCACCGCACAGGCGCAGATCGACGGTGATGAGAAGCGCCGGAAGATGTGGTACGCGGGCGGGAAAGCCGAGTATGTCTGGAATGTCTGGAAGCAGACCATGAGAAACGAACCGCTGACCCAACTGCGTATCTTGATGAAAGACCAGATGGAATTGGCCTATGCTACCGGCGCGCTTCACGGCGTGTTCCTGGAGACGCGCGTTTATATCGACGAACTGGATCGGCTCATCAATGCCTCAGGCGGCGAGAAGGCATTGGCGCTGTTGGAATTAGTGTGATGAAAATCCTTGTCTATGTGCCAACCCAGCCGCGCAAGCCTTATGTGCAAGATGAAACCGTAAAAAGCATTTTCAATCTGAGTTGGATAGAACCTTTACAAATCGTATTCGACCACCAGGACATCAAGGGGATAGAACCCGCCGACTTGGGCAACGCAAATCTGGCCAAGAAACTGAACCGAGCGCGGGGCATTGTGCTTGAGCATAAATACGATGCACTCCTGACCATCGAAAGCGACATCATCGTGCCGGAGTTGACCTTGGAGCGCCTGACGAAAGTGGATGCAGATGTGGTTTATGGATTGTACGTCTCCCGCCATGCTGACCACAAATGGATGGTGTTCACGGAATATACGCCGACCTCTAACAAGAAATTCTATAAGATGCCTGGGGTATGCATTGATGCCTGGGGGCAGGTAGTCGAATCCGTCGGGGTTGGGACGGGATGCACGTTGATATCCCGCCGTGTCTTGGAGAAACTTCCATTTCATTCTCCCTCGGGCGGTAGGGCTCCAGACTCACATCTGTCCTACGATTGCCAGGAATATGGATTTACTCAGGCGCATGACTTGGGCGTGGTTTGCGGACATATCTATACCGATGAAATCTACTGGCCTACGCCCGACGGCGGTTACAGGATGGAGAAAGTGAAAGAATGGCATACTGCGAATTAGACGAAGTAAAAAATTATCTTGGTGTTGGTGCTGTTACGGATGATGCTCTGATCGAGCCGCTCATTGTGCGCGCCCAGAAGATCATCGACACTTACACGGCGCGCATCTTCGAATGTTCGACAGACACTACACGTAAATTTGACGCGGTGAGGGATGTCGAGGGCGATCTCTTGTATTTCAATGAGGATATCTGCTCGATTACCCTGGTAAAGACCAATGCCGATAATGGGACGGGGGGTGAGATAGTTTCGGCGGTGTCCGAATATATAACCCTGCCGCGCTATGTGACGCCGTACCATGCCATAAGGATATTGCGCTCCTCGGATAAATTCTGGACTTATACAACAGATCCCGAGAACGGCATTGTCGTCACCGGCAAATGGGCATTTTCGACTACCGCGCCCGCCGATATCAAGCACGCCTGCATCCGTTTGGCAGGATACCTTTATAGACAGAAGGATGCCCAAACCTATGATGTCACCGCGGATGCTATGACCGGAATGCTGACGATCCCACAGGGGATCCCCGCGGATGTGAAACTTATCTTGAATATGTACAAGAAGATTATATTCGGATCATGACTACCATTACCGCATTCACAACGGCATTAGCCGGACTGACTATCACGGGCGTAACGCGCAAGTACACCGAGCCACCCGCCAGTGTTAATACGGCTGATTTTCCAATCTCATATCCCAAGCGGATCGAGATTGCTCAGGAGCCGATGACTTTTGGTTATCACGGCGGATGGCCTACCCTGCGCGGTGATTTGATAATCATAGTGAATTCAACCGCGCAGAATACACAGGAGGCGAACTATGCCCTGGTCCAGGCGTTGATGGA